TCATCCGGCAGGCTTCCAGCCTTGGCGGGCGCATCGTAGGTCGGTGTGGAAACCCGGTCAGCCTGCGATAGAACCAGCGGCGGCCGCATTGGGTTGGCTGGATTTTCCTTAGCGAAGGGGGCCTCCATTTCGCGCATAATAGATCGCGCCGCCTCCAACGGATCATCACCAATGATCAGCGCATTTTCCGCAGCATCAGAGGCGAGGTGCGAGTTAATTGGATCAGCCCCGTCAGGAATGGAAACCCGCGATCTGGTCTTGAAATACTCCATTGCGCGGCCTGCCGCATGGGAAAGGCTACCGAATACCGCGCCGCCCGCCGCGCCCATTGCCACGCTTTCCATAAAATCAGGGGCTTGCTGCCCAAGTTCCGTGGCAACTTTTGCGCGGATGGGATGCTCTACGGCCTCGATCCCGCCATTCACTAGCGCCTCGCGCCCAAGCATCCGCAGGAATGACCCTCCGCCGCCAGTTAAGGCTGTTGCAACAAGGTTCACTGGATCGGTTACCGCCGCGACCGCCCCGCCGACAAAGGCGTTGACGCGGGGGTTTGGCGACATTTCGATGATGCGCTTATTTTCCTCATAATCAGCAGTGCGCTGATCGGTCACGCGGGCGTCAATCCCCTCATCTGTAAGATCAACTCCCGTCCAATGATCAGGGCTGGCCGCCGCTTGCTCTCGCGCCATCCCAAGGATCAGATCAGTCGCCTGCTTGTTATAGCGGAAAACCTCTGGTGGGATCACCTCTTGAAAGGGGGAGACCATGCCTTCGTCTTTGAGGCGATTTAGGATTTCCGTTTGATCCATGCGCGACATGGCGTCACCCAAGACATTGTTTCGCTCCGCATAAAGCTGCCCCTCATGCTGGGCCATCACGTTTATGTCCGTCCAGCCATTCTTGGCTGCCGCGCCTATAGCCTGCGTGTTGTCGGTAAGAACCGCATCGGGGTTTCTGACTGGGGCTGGGGTAACACTGGCTTCGGGTAGAAAATATGTCATGGCTGCGCCGCCTTGATCAGCGCATCCGCGTCAAAGATGAACGGCTTGCTGGGGTCACTCGGGTCTGTTGCGTCGATTATGATGCCACCGCGTGTAATGGACAGGCGGTATTTATTGCCACCCTCTGGCGTCAGAATTACCTCGCCGCGCTGAAAGCTATCTTTCTGGATAGGCTTTCCGCCAATCATTGGGCCTTCCTGACCCATGCCTATTTTCTGCCAAACATCATTTGGCTGCGCCCCGAAGGGTAGAGCATTTCCGCCAGCATCCTTCATGTATTTTGGTGCAAGCGCCATGCTAAGCGCCGCATTCAGGTCTTTCCCCGACATATTGGGCGCAAGCAAAACAGATGCTCCGCCTACCTTCTGGACACCGCCGAGGATGGTTTCCCCATCGGTGCCAGTGGTCCGGCCCAGTGCCTTTTGTGTGGCCTCGACCATGATCCGCTTCTGTGTTTCCTCATCTGCATTTGGTGGAACCATTGTGGCATAGAGCGCAGTTGACGCGGCGAGGAGGTCAGATCGGGCTGCAATCGTGTCAGCGCCCGTAGTATAGGCCGCAGCGTCCACGGCCCTAGAAATATCTGGCGATACGGCGGTAATAGAGCTTGCCTTGCTAGGCGCTGTAGCCACCCCATCATCAAGCATCTGCTGACCGCGCATCATATCAACGGCGACGACGGCATCACCGCCAGAGGCCAGCATCATGCCCGACATGCGGATTGTAGGGTCAGACACGTTCACCTGCTTAAAGAATGGCATGGCACCAGCACCAAGGCCCTGCACCACCATCTGCGCCGCCAGCGCCTTCATTTCCGGCGGAACCTCTTTGGCGAACATCGCGCCCAAGGCTACCGCCTCATCTTTGGAGAGCAGGATTGGCTTTTGCGTGAAGCCATCTGCAACCTGTTTTTCGGCATAGATAGATCGGGCCTGTAGCCCGTTCAAAAACGCTTCTGGGTTTTGGGGATCAAGGGCTGGAATTTCTGGCGGCTTGATCGGCAGATACTTCTGGGCAGCCGCAATTGGGTCTTTGTTGAAGGCGTCTTGTTGTGCAGCAACGGCTGCATCTGCCTTTTCAAGCATCTTCACTTCGACGTCGCTTGTCGCTGGGGTCTTTCGTGCCTCAGTGATTGCGGCTCTGGCTACCTGTGGCGGGTTTGCCAAGAGCGTTGGCAGGCTTTCTGCCATTTGCCGCGCGGCGGCGGCCTCAAGCCATTCTTTCGGGAAAAGCTGTTGCACAAGTGGGTTGTCCAAAACGGCGTCAAAAGCTGATGTGCGCCCATCTAGTGCAGCCGCCTCTACAGTCTTGAGTTGCCCCTTCCATGCGTCGCCCTGTGCTTTCTGCTGTGTGGCGATCTTGGCTTCACCCTGCTTGCGCGCATCAAGCACCGCATTTTGCGATTGCTCTGGCGTCCATGAAAGCCCCGGTAGGCTCTCCCGCACGGCCAGCATAGAGCGCAGATCGCTTTCCGCCGCAGCAATGGCCTCTGGGTCGCCGCCAGCAACTGCATCTGCGAGGGTATTGCTCTGCCGATCAACGAGCGCACTGTTGCTATTGGCAGCCCGCTGGAATGTGTCCCTATGCTTTTCCTCTACCATACCGAGGTAACGCCGCTTGAACTCTGTTTCCATGCTGGCTTGCAGGTCCGGCTTGAACATGTCTGGGGCTGACTTCACCAGATCAGCAACGTATTGCTGCGCCGCCTGCTGAAACCCCTCTGGGTTAAGCTGGAATTGCTCGGACATTCCCATCAGATCGGCTTGGCCCTTAAGCATCACGTCGGACTGATAGGCTACGCCAGCCGCAGCATTGGCGACCTGCAAGAGCGGGCCAGACATTGGAGAGAATAGGCGCGCAGTCAAAGACCCATCGGCCTCTCGCAGCATGGTTGGTGGCGAATATGGGTTGTTAGATGAGGACACAGTTACATCCGCGCCCCCATGCGTCTTCGCATAGTCGGATAGGTGCGTGCCATTGCTATCAGCCGGATCATAGGCCCCGCCGCTCGTGATGAATTTCCGCGCGCCGCCGATGCCGCCGAGGTGTGCCGCCGCGACAATGGCCGCAGGCGTCATGGTGATGCCATTAACGACAGTGCCAGCATATTGCCCGAGCTGACTAAGAATATCCCCCTCATGCCACTTTTGCGCGGCCTCTTGAACGCCGGGGGATGCCTTGAAATCGGCCAGAGAATAGTTGGTGCCATTCGCCTTATTAAAGTCGTTCAGGCGGCCTTGGCCCCACTGGTATTTCCCTACAAGCCCCTCGCTATTCTGAGCCTGATAGTTGCCGCCGCTCTCCGTGGTCGAGAGGGACGCAGAGACACCGCTCTCCCCCATGCTCGACACGGTGAAGGCCGCTTGTGGATCACCAATTTGACCCTTGGCAATATCTCGCCCCAAGCCGCGCCCGTAGGCGTCCATTTCCTGCTTCGCCGCCGGAAGCATTTGGGTATAGGCGGCCTCTGCGACCCCCGCTAAAAAGCGGAAGGCACCGCCTGCTTCTGGGGTGCCTTGGCGAAAGTTTGAGAGAGGATTGCCGCGAACAACCTTGCGAATTTCAGCCATTGGTTACTTCCTTTGCTTCCGCAATTCGTAAAGGTCAAAGAGCGATGGGCCCGCCTTGAGCAGCCCGCCCGCCAGTTCCATCCCCGGCTTGATCGCCGCAGCCTGACGCGAATAGGCGGCAGAGTTTGCCATCTCATTCCCAAACTCGATCCGGCGTTCCCGCCCGCGCACGCCGCGCAATTCCTTGAACAATTCATTGGTGCCGACATTCATGCCTTGGCCATTGGCCGAAAGGGTTGACCTGATTGTTGCTAGCTCAGAGTTCAGCCCCTCGCGTGCTGTGGTATCAGTTTGGATTGCGCGCGTCTTACCGATGAAGGCATTGATCTTTGCATCCTGCTTTTGGCCCGCAGCCGCGCTTGCCGCGCCAATGCCGCCAAGGATAGGTGCAGCCGCGCTGAACATGGTGGCAGCCGTTGTGGCAGCAGTGCCAGCGGCCACAGCACCACTTCCTGCTAGGAGGGGAATGACGGCCTGCATTATACTTGCACCTCTTGCGTGATCGCCAGAATTTCGATGAAACTTGGCGTGTCCTTAATGATTTCGATTTCTGGGTGATCGCGCCGGCCAACCACACTGAATTTGGAAACAAGTGTGCGCAATGGGGGTGGTAGGCTTAAGTCCTCATTAACCGCATATCCACCCATTTCTCGGGTAGACCTATTTGATCGCACCGAGAATGGCCCGCTTGCCAGCAGAGAAACACTGCCGCGCAGCACTCGTACCGCCAGCATACCGGACCTTGGGCTTTCTATCACCTGAACTGGCCAAGGTTGCACGCGGGCTGTGAAGTTGAACCCAGCGTATGACCCTTCCGGCATGTCCTCAATATCTGGAATTGAGCCATCTGCGCCGACCGTGCGTAGGCCGCCATACCAGCCACCGCCATAGATTGCGACTTCCTGATTTTTCAGGGGTGTCCCATTGGGGGTTTGAACCTCGATAGGGACGCCATTTGCCGTCAGAGGCACGCCATTTGCCGTCAGAAATTCCGTTGTCAGAATTGGCACGCTGGCATCCAGCAGCATATTGTTGTCGAACTTTTCGAGAAAGCGCGCGGTAGAGCCGTCAATTTCCCTGTCAACAATCGCCCAATACCCAGCAAAGATCGGGGAAATACTGCGGTATGCGCCCTGTGTTGTCCACGGGATAAAGCCCACGCTATCAGCGCTGAAATCGCTGAACCATGATACGGCAGCCATTGTGCCATCATTGTTCACCACGAATAGGTATTTCTCTGTCGCCTCGGCAAAAAGCGATGGGCCGCAGAGCTTGATCGGAGTTTTGATCAGTTGGTCATGGTAGTTTGAAATCGTGCGGACTGACCATTTCAGGTAGATATTGCCGTCCAGAAGGCACGCCGCAATCGCTTGGCCGGAGGCCTCGACAAACACCACGCCATCATCGACCGCTACTGGACGAACAGGGCTGCATGCGCGCTTGTCAAAGGGGATCGCCTTGAAGGTAGCTGGTGTCAGAAGGCCATTGTTGCGCACGTCGATGTAATAGAGGCCACGATCAGAAAACAGCAAAACATCACCCGCATTGACGACATGCAGGAACCGAGGCGCGTTATCCCCAGAGGTGCGGATAATTGCATCATCATCATCGGCCCCAGCCTTGAAGTCTCGGATACCCCGCGTTGACGACATGCAAATCAAGTCAGGCACCAATGGGAAATCAACCAGCGTCAAACGTTCAGCCGCCGATGTTCCAGATCGCGGATAGCCACGCGCTGGCGACATGAGCGGTTCATCCCAAAAGAAGGAGGCCAGCGGTGAAATTTCTACCTTCTCAAGAACAGTGCCCGTCCCAGATGGTGCGGATAGGATTTCATTTATGTCCGGCCCGTCAAAGAAGTCAGTTGTGATCACGTCCAGATAGGCACCTGAAATTGCGGAGATTGAACCCTGAAAGTTAGTGTCCTGCCCTACAACTGCGTCTCCCGTACGGAACCCGACCGTGCTGCTCATGCGCAAGCGAAAGCTTGGCGGCAGGATTGACGTAACAGTCCCATTCAAGACAGTTGGACTGACATAGCCCGTGATTTGGATTTCGCGCTGGCCATACCGCACGCGCTGGCCGACGTATTGCGCCGTCCAGATTGCAGAGGATGCAGTTAGCGTAACCACACCAGTGCGCGCCGTTGGCCGCACCGTGATGCTATCCTCAAAGGCCCAATAGGGCTGGGCAAGTTCACCGCCAGCCGCTTCGTCAAAGACAAACTGCTGAAACGACCATACCCCTGCATTATAGACCAATTCATAAAGCCCAAATGGGCCGCCGATCACTGTCTGATTGCGGAATGGCTCGACCCACACATCGGAAGCGGCGGCCCATGGCACGCTGGGCATATGGAATACTTGGCCACCATTGCTGTCGATCAGCGAGAACGATGTTTCGCGGATAGCCAAGCCAAAAACCAACCCACTTTGTGGCCTAATTTCAAGCAAATCATAGGCATCGGTAAAGCTGCTTACCCATTGTGATCCGGGGCGCGCTTTGAGGCTGCGCGTGGCTGTGACCCTGACATTCTCGGCCTTGCGGCAGGATGCTTGCCGGATTTCCAGATCATCGGCTTCCAGAAATCCCTCGCGGACCTCGCCCAAGCTGAAATTGCGCTGCGTAATTGCCTGCTTACGCACGGTTGAACCTCGCAGCGGCATAGCGACTTTGCTTGTAAGGTGCCGTTGCGGATCGGCTTTTGGAGGAAATGGTGCGCGCGGTCTGGAATAGTGCCTCGGCTTTCTGATCCATTTCGCGCGATGTAGCCCATTCTTCCTTGAAGCCAGCGAGGATCGCTTCCATCCGCATCTGAACACCCCGCGAGAAGTTGGCCCCCCAAAGCGAGGGATCGGCCGCCTCTGCATATTCGATGAACACGCCTGCATCGGCATCGACATAGACTGCCGTTCCGTCCTGCATCCATCCGGGGAAAGACCTTACGCCATCTTCATCCTCTACCCATAGCTTGCGCACATGCAGCGCCGCGAGGGGGACGACATAGGCATCAGCATAGCCAAACAGCCCATCTTGGCGCGTGAGCAATTCAACCTGTTTCTTGGCGAAGCTATACATGCCCGCCTCTAATTCAGCCTCGACCACCGACGGCCAGTTCAAAAGCAGAAGCCTGCCTTCGTCAGTGCCGTCATTCTCGGCCAAAAGTTCCTCATAGCCCTGCGAAAGCAAGGCTGCATTGAGGATCGAAAGCATGGAAAATTGATGTGACATGCGGGCATGATTGGCGGTCTTAGGCCGCATAACCTATGCACATTGAACTACCGCCCCATCATGCGGCCCATGCTGACTGGTGCAATCACGACTGGGGGCTTCCCCGCTGGGGCAATATCCCCGCCGAACACCAGCACCATAGTGCCGAACGTTAGCCGATTTGTGCCAAATGTAAGGTCTGCCATGGCGGCCTACATTATTCCCAGCCGTAGACAAAGTCGATCTGGTGGGCAATCACGCCCGCCGTTACCGCCGTGCCGATGCGCTTGCGAACGACCTGAATGAATTCACCGGGGTTAACGTAGATCGGCGCATCGCCAAAGTCGCAATAAGACCCGCCCGGCTGCGCGACAATCGTGGACGCCGCCTGAGCCGCTGTTACGACCTGTTTTAGCTGTGGCAGCGCCTTGCGTCGCGGGGCCTTGCCCGTCACACCCTCGGCTGTTGCCAGAGATACCGCCGTGTGCCCCCACGCAAGGGACATGTGCGCCACATACGGGCCGCCGACAAGGACGGTCTGCACATCTGAGGTCATCGCAATGCCGCGAATAACTAAGCGGCGACCCGCAGTGTTAACCGTGCCGAGCGGAACCTGATAGGACTGAATAATGCCGTCTGTGTTCACCGCAAGCGTGTCAGTTTCCCAGAATTGCCCGCCCAAACCAGAGCCAAGTGCAGCCGTGGTATTGGTCGCCACCGCCGCCGCAGGGTTGGCCGAGTTGGCATAGCTGGCAAGGCTGCCCATGGTGCCACCGCTTTGGCCCTGATACGCACCGAAAATGCGGTTGCCCTGCGTTAAGAGCGAGGTTGCCAGCGCCGCGCCGCCGATGCGCACCGAATAGGCCCCCAGAAATGCCTGCATCACGCCTGCCGCTGCGCCGCCCGTGATCCGGTGCTTGAGGAAGACCGGAGCCGATTGCGCCATGGTCATGCGGCCTTGGCCTGCGGGCAGTGGGATTGAGCCAAGACGGTAGAATGCCCCGCCATCGTTAACCCAGAATTCCGCCGAAATTGCCGAGGCGTAGGCGATGAACTGATACCGCTTGTTGTTGGTATAAGCCCAAACCCCAGTGCCCGCCGAAAGAGGGAACACACCCGTGCTAGTTTCGGTGCCGTTGCTGGACGCAATGCCCTGCAAGCCCGCGCTGTTAAGCCGGAAAAACACACCGTCTGTCGGGGCAGTTGTTGCTGTGCCCGCAAGGCCAATGCCAAATTCAACGAAGGTGTTGGTTGTAGGTTGCGCCGAAAATGCCAATTCCATGTCGCAGGAAAGCGTGTTGGTGCCCATCATTGGGAAATAGGCATAGGTGCTTAGTGTCACGCCCGTGGTGGTAGTTGTAACCAAGCCCGTGTTGGTCGAAAACTGCCCTGCCGTGAAAGTCGCTGCCATTGACGTGGTGGCGAGAGAGTGAACGCCAGTGTTTTGCGCGGTATAGTTGAAGGTGTGGTCGTCCAGCATGGTATCCATAGCCATGCGAAGGCGAAAATCAATGTCCGACTCTGGTGACTGAATATCAATCACGCCTGTAACCAAGCCCTGATCATTTTCGGTAAAGGTTCGCACCCCGCCGATCTGCGCCGCGTTTGTCTGCGCTGCGGTTTCAAGCGCAACAAGCATCCGCCCCTGTGTCGTAACCTCAAGCCCGTTGTTGCTTGTGCTGCCTTCGATCTTCAATCCGGCCATGTTTTAGCTCCATTCCCAGCGGCAAGACACAAGGCCCCGTAGCCGCAAATTTGTGATTGCGTTGATTGTAAACCCGACACCCGCGACAATATCGCTCGCAGAAAGTGCGATTTGCTGCGGGAATATGGTCTTGTGAACATAGGCGCTATGGTCTGCCGTGCTGTCGCCCTGAAACCACACCTTGATGCGCGATCCTGCGCCAATGCCAGTCTGCCCCGTTATGACAGTCTCAATAAAGCTGGTGCCCACACCGCCCCCGAAGTTGATCGAGGCCGTGCCGCCAATTGCCCCGCCACCGCCGCCCGTAGCCGCAATGGTGATCTGCCGCGTTGCCCCCGTTCCGCTTGGGGTCAGGGTTACGTTTGTCCCCGCAATTAGTGCGGCCTCAACCTGCGCGCGGGACGAGGCGGTGAAGTCGGTTACATCAGCCGCAACATGGGTGTGCGCAGTCGGGGCGTCCCCAATATACATCGCATTGCCATCACTGATTGCTGTATCAAGCTGCGCCTTGGTAAACGATCCGAGTGCAGTTGTATTGCTCCCCGCTGCCGCCGTAATAGCGCCAGACAAAGCCGCGCGCGATAGCAGGGGTGTTGCATCGTTGTAGGCCAGCGACCCGTCAATCATCGCCCCTGTGGCGTCCTGCGCTGCCTCGGTGAAGTCGCCGATCGTCGCCGCCGTCTGTGTTCCCGTGTGGTTAGCCCGTGCCAGCAAAAATGCGTCCGTGCTATTCGCCGTCGCGCCTGCCGCAATCGCCGCCAGTTTGGCCTGTTCCGCCGTGGTATAGGACGCCGTGGTGTTAGTCAAAACAGTGGTTAATGGCTGCTTGCCATCAAGCGCCGCTTGCAGGCCTGTCACCGTCGCAATGGCCTGCGATCCGGTATGATTGGCCCGCGCAAGCAGGTCAGCCGTGAGCGTCAGCGCCCCCGTGTTTGGCGCGCTTGCACCACGCCGCGTTACAAGCGCATCATCGGCTTGCGGCGCGCTGGGGGCAATTATCTCAAAGTCAATATCCGCCACAGATTACGCCCCCATTGCAGCGCGCAGCTTGGCCTCTTTATCAGCAAAAGCATCCTCACGGGCAATCTGGGCGGCAATGCGATCTTCAAGGTCAGCTGCTGCATCATTGACCTCAGAGGCGCGGGCTTCGATCATTTTTGCCCGTGCTTCTAGGGCTGCCTTGGTAACATCGGCCTCCGCTTCGAGCCACGTCACATCTGCCTTGCGTTTGGCAATTTCAGCAGATGCGGCCAATGCGCTTTGCTTTTCCAGATCGGCCTTAGCCGTGGCAGCTTCCGCATCAGCGATTGCAGCATCTGCTTTGGATTGGGTGGCGGCAATGCTGTTGAGCGTCTCTGCGATTGCGTTCTCGCGGGTCTGCAAATCACCTTCCCGCTGGTCTAGTTCCGCGCGCTCGGCGGCCATTTGCGCCAATGCGTCAGCCAGCCCCTCCGCAGTAGAGGCAAGGCGGATAACTTCAACCATGTCAGAAGCGGCGCTCAGATTGCGTGTGGTCGGCTTGATCATGGGATACCTCAAGTATTGGTGATTACAGCGCACTTGTCGCCGGGGTTAACGCCGAAAAACTGCGTCCCATCAAGCGGGATGCGAGTCATGGCCGCCGTTGCTGTCGGGTTTGCGCCAAAGCCAATCGAACATGCCGCATCGACGTTTACAGATACGAAGCTGGTGTTGGCATTGAAGGCCGCTGATTGGACCGACCCCGCGCCGATTGCGATTTTCTGCACCGCCAAAGATGGTTCCATACCGGTAGGGATAACTCGGCTGATACCGTCATTGGCCTGACGCCGATATTCAGTGATATATGCAAAGGCCATTTGCGCCTCATTCCCATTGTTACAGTTGCGGGGAATATTGGGCTATGCGTGCAGTAACCCTATGCACATAAGAACGGGGGCAAGGTTTCCCCTGCCCCCTGAAAGATGCTTCCAGCCATATTTGGCTATTGCATCAGCCTTGTGCCGCAGCCGCAATGATGGCCAAAGCCGCAACTGCACTTGCCGCGCTTGCAGCCGCTTTTTCTGCCTTGCGCTCGGAATTTTCCTTATTGCGCGCTGCAATCTTCAGGCTATCAGCCTTGGTTTTTGGCCGCATCCACGCCGAGGAAAAAGCCGTTAGCAAGACCGTTGCCTCGGTGCCGATTTTAACGATCCCTTCCGGTCCAAGCGTCCCCGCCGCTGTGGTGACGATATTGACGGTCAGTTCAGTTTCGGCAACCTCTGGCGCAAGCGGCACCAGTTCAACCTCTGAAACCGCCGCGCCACCTTCAATTTTCACGGGTGGCTTCATTGTTCAGTCCCCAAAGCTGCGGTGACTTTACCAGCCGTCGCGTTTGACCCACCAACGGTATAGCGCATACCGAGGAATTGCAGCATTGTCCCATCTGGAAGAATACGGATCGGCAGCTTGTAGCCAGCGATCAGAGTTGCGATTGGGATAGCGGGCGAAGTCCAGTGGACCACAGCCGAGGTCAGGCCCGCCGCTGCCGAACTTTCCAGCGAGAAGGTGATCGAGGTTGCAGTAGCAAAAGCCTCTGTCACTTGGACCAAGATTGGAAGCTCATTGCCCCGACCAAGGTTGCGGGCAATGGCCGCAGCCTCGCCCACAACAATGCCATTGGCCGGAAACTGGATCACGTTTGTCGAGATTGCCGTAGCAGTGACCGCTTGGTTCTCGGAAAACAAAAGGGTGGTATCGAGGATCATGTTAAGACGCCCTCCTTAGGCGTATGCATGAGGTTTAGGGCGAGGCTGTGCAGTTAAGCAAACCACCCATTCAAGAGACTAGAGGTCAAACGACCCTAGCCTCCGTGTTCAGCAGGGCCTCAGTCTCTCGGATCGGGATGCCACGGAAGGTTAGCACCTCTTTGCCATCAACTTCCATCTGGCGAAGCTGAAGCTTGGCGTTTGCAGCGGTGCCATTCCCCTGTGACAAAGCGTCCAGCGCCTCCAAGATCGTGCGGTTGCAGTAGATCACGGTGCGGCCGGGCATGGTGTCATTGGTCACGCTGACGTTCTTGTTCCGCAGGCCTTGGACCTTATAATAGGCCGAGCGCAAAAACTTGTTCAGATCGACGCTTCCTGCAATGGTGTCAGAAACATCAATGTTGGCGACCCGCGAAACACGGCGATAGTCCCCGAGCGCAAAGCCACAATGAACCTTGATTTTTTCTTCCTGCGCAAAATATGGGTTGCCAGCCGCATCAAGCACGCGCTGACGGCCCATGTCCATTTGGGTGATCCCCGCCATAGTGCCTTTGGGATAGATGCAGTTCAGGCCCGACCCGCCCCAAGTCACGAACCAGACCGAGGTGTTGTCCGAACCGGTGCCACCAGCATCAACGATCTGGTTGCCAGCATCAGAGGTGGCCAGCGCCCCAAAGCGCGGGGCTAGACCTTTGGGCAGACGCGCGTTGGTGTTGGGGTTGTGGTAGAACATTGCCGTGATCAGTTCTTGCGACATGCTTTCAATATCAGCTTCGCTTTCCTGTGCGCGGATGGCATTGGCATTTACGCCCGCCAATTCCAGCAACCGCTCGTCAACAGAAACCAGCTTTTCAGCAAAGCCAGTCGTCTCGGTGACCTGTTGCGTGGTGGACTTGCCCTGCACGATACCTTCATACAGCGCGCCCCAGCCGACAGGCGCAAGGCCAGTGCGGATGGTATAGATATGCTTCGTGCCGTCGTTGCATTCCATCATCGTGAAGTCGGTGAAGATGTCCTGCGCGGTGCCGTTCATCATTTCCATGATTTGAGCAATATTGCCGCATCCGTCCGTGCGCTTGTAAATGTCAGCGAGGGAAAGAAATTTCTGCGAGAGAGTAGCCATGATGCCTCCTTAGCGAGTGGCTGAATTGGGGTAGCGTGCCGCCAAGGGGTCTTGGGGCGGTGCAACGGGGATGGTCACGGGCGAAGAAAGCCCGCGTGAGCCGAGCAGCTTCTCAATGGCGATCATAGCATCCTTGCTTTTGGTAACCGCCATAATCGCAGCAGCTTCATTTGCTGGTAATGTGGTCTCCAAGGCGCGCTTGACCGTTTCAATGCGGGCAGTCACAACGGCATCAGAGCCGAGAGAGGCAAATTCCTTACTGACAGCGGCCACTTCGGCGGCCATCTTGCTTGCTTCATATTTTGCAAGCAGCGTGGAAAACTTGGGGGCTGCATCAGCAGGTGCGCCCATTTCCTTGAGGGTCGCCGCGAGTTCGTCAAAGAGGGGCTTGTTGCCCACCATGTCGACAGAAAACTCAATTCCCTCTAGGTCGCCGTCAAATTTCAGGTCTTTGGGGAGGGTGAAGTCGTAGGTCTCTGGCACCTCTGGCTTCGCAGACAGCGCCTCGTAATGCGCCTTGAATGCCTCGGTATCAAGCTTCCCGCCGGGGCGGAAATCCTCTGAAATGAATGAAAAGTCTGGCCCCGCATCAATGGGGGCGGCGGGTGCTTCCTCGGACGCGGTGCTAGCGGCGGGCGCTTCTGCGCTGGCCTGCCAAGTCCGCCTGTCGCGTAAGAAGTTGTTCAGTCTCATTGCTCAAGATCCTCCTTAGATCGTGGGCAATGAATGCTTGAGCGTTACGCGCTGACAATGCACGCCCGTCATCTGAAATTGGGATTGGGGAAAGTTCGATTGATTTTTGCAGCAATTCCATAAGGATAGCACCCTCTGGTGTTGAGAGCGCGGCGCGGACCGCTTCCATAACGTCGCGGTGTTTTTCCTTGTCGATAGCGTAAACCTTGGCGAGATAGGTCAGAAGTGGCCCCGGCTCAGGCAGCAGGAGCGGGAGGCTGTGCAGCTTGTGGGGCATCCATTTTATCCTTGATTACGGTAAGTTCATCGCCGGAAGTTTTCACAATATTTCTCATTGTTGCCACCATGTCGATCACAGCGGGGGCTTGGTCTTGCAGCATTTGCACCGCGAGATCGAGGTTTGACCGCGTAACCATCACCTTGTCTTGGTTCTGGGCTTTTTGAAGCGGGCTGATTGGCATGATTGTGATCGAGGTGCCGTCATGAGTAATCGCCTCTGGCATCTTTTTCGCTTCGACCGCCAGAAATTCAACGCGCTGGACAAGCGGACCAAATAGCTCGGACCAAAGCGGGGCGGATGGTTTGCCAACGCGCTGTTGAACCCGACGGCGTTCATCAATCCACTGTGAGGCTGTTGGCGGCGTATCCCCGCGCTGGCGTGGGCCGTCTTGATAGAACGAGGTGCGTAGGCGATCTGAAAGCCGATCTTCGGTGAAGAAACCCTGATCAACGTTCACGCCACGGTTCAGTTCAAACACGTTCTCGCGGGTGAAGCCACGCGAGGCCGGATAAGCCCTGCCTGCTTCAAGACCCTCGGACATATCAAGGAAGCCATCATCGGCATAGATCAGCGTGTTCAGCAGCGCCTGATCTAGCCCGTCGAGAACGGTGGCGCTCAGCATGTCCAGAACGCGCATATCGGGCAGCGCCTTGATCCCGGGCCCGCGCCCCCATGGCTTTCCAGACTGCGGGTTAAACCTGCCAACAAGCAGCGGGCACGACCCTGCCATTGGCCCAAGCGTCAAGGGGGTCTCTGGCGTGATGCGAATGTTGTCCACGGTGATTTCGCATCGCCATACTGGGTTTCCGGGGTCGGACCAATCCAACCAGAAGCCCCATACAACGGTGCATGGCTGACAGGCTTTTCCCATCTTCTGTGCAATTTTATGGTCGGTCAGATTTACCTGCCAGCCTTGGAACAGCGCGGGAAGCGTGTCGGCATAGACCATAGCCTCGCGGAAGCGGTCAAGATAACCCAAGTGCCCCGGCGTGATGTAAAGCTGGTGCGGCTGAACTACCTCAAAATGAATGGGCTGCATGATGTGGGAGTGCTGCACCCATAGCGCCATAGTGCCATGCGAGGCCGCTTCAAAGAATGCGGCGGGCGCAATGTCGTTATAGTTTGATTGCGAAATTAGGTCTTGGAATTGGGTTTCCCGCTCCTCTACCAACTTCAATACGGCCTCTACAGCCTCTTCCGGCACTTCTGCCGTGACCAGATACTCAGCCCACTTCACCTCGGCTGGGGTATAATATGTCACCAGATCGCCAGCGAGGTCCGTCGCAAGTTCTTCACCGATGGAGATATACTTCTCGGTGTCCCGCTTGATTGGCGTCCTACCTTGATTGAAGTCATACTCGCGCCCCGGCGAGCAGAAGCCCAGACACGCTGCAATATTCGGACGCGCGCTTTCACGCCAAGTCTTTGCGGCGGTAAATCGGGCGGTGAAATCTTTTGATGCTTTCACCGACTGCTACCTTTTGGCTTAAAATTGAACATGTTAGGCGACGCTGCCTGATCGGAATAGGTTCCAACTGTGTTGGGTATTCCCTTCATGCCATAGACGGCGCGCAAATCAGAGGTAAGCCCTTCCGCTTGATCTTGGGCCGACTTGGTGCGTTCCAGCTCGGAAATCCTGCGTTCCCTCAGTCGGGCGGCTTTATCCTTGGGGTCTTCCTTCGGCTTCATGGATCACCTTTGCTCCGTTTCGCCGCAATTTCCGCTCCAAAGAAGCTGGCAACAATGCACGGATGCCTACGAGTGAGCCGCAGATAGAGGCGCAGGTGAACACACCATGGGCTGGAAACCGCATGGCAGGATCACCGCCGGACACGCTTAGGATGGACTTGCAGAGCATAGACCGCGCAAGCAGAGCGTCTTGAACATCATCGTGCTTGTGCATTACCCGAACCATTGTTCCTATCCCCTGCGGGTCAAGAAACAGCCATGTTCGATCTTCTGTGAAGCCCCATGCCTCGCAGTGGCCAAGCCATACGCGCGGATCAATCCGGCCCGCGCTATTGCGAAACGAGGGGGCGTGAAACCCAAAAAACCAGCTTACGATCATCGGCTTCTCATTTGTGCTTTGTGTCGCGTAACGGGTGATGGCTTTGGCTTTTGGCGTGAGGAGGTAACAACAGCATCCCCCTCGCCTGCGCCAAGGATCAGGTTCTCAATCGCCTCAACGATATGGGAATAGCGGTTTTTTCGGGGTTTCTCGGAATAGAGGCCAGTGATCCCGCGCACCTTGATCTTGGGATAGTGATAGCCGCCCGCAAAGCCAGTCTTGGACACAAGGCAGGATGTGCAGATCAGGAAGCCATTCCTACGCGCCAGTACGCTTTCCACCGCCGAACGGCGCATCTGGGGGTTATTATCCGTCGTTGCAGGCATGACCCGCATCCCGTGGCGCGCAAAAATATCGTAGGCTGTAACCTCGGTGTTCTGCCCACCATCTGCCCCGCGCGGGTCGCCGGAAAACTCAAAGCTGAACCCACGATACCGCTCTGATAGGTGGCGCTTTACCCGTGGCGCAAATAACTCGGCGCTTTCGTTCTCACCGATCAATTCTGAAATGACCGTAATGTGGCCATTGATATTTTGTCCGAATGCGGCAGCAGGCTCCCGCCCAAAGTCCAAGCCAACGATAATTGGCCAGCCATCAATGGGTTCGAGGTGATCTTTTGAGACATGCTCTGCATCGCTGAATGTCGGATAGACCGCCTGCCCGTCGATATAGAGGCCAACCTTATTCATCACGCGGCGATCAATCCAGCCCTTCGCCTTCCCAACGACAATATCCAGATAGGATTTCTTGGTGTGGGTCTGGTTCTCAGCCGCAGGATTTGGCTGATATTCCACCCTCCCATCAACCTTGACCTCGATCAGGCCGGGCGGCTGCACAAAGAACTTCCAGCCTTTCGGCTTTTGAAACACCCGCCTCTCGTCGTCGGTCATGCCCGGAGGCAGCGCAATATCCCCGCGCATGTAGGGTATCCAGTGCCCCTCTACAGGCGCGTTCAGATCCAAGAAGCCTCCGTGCCACGTCGCCCCCGGCCCATTCCGCTTTGAGGGATAGCGCGCACACCGAGAGAGAAGTTCGTCGATCACAGCCTTGTCGCAAAACTGCGCCTCGTTCCGAAAGAAGCCTGTAATTTCATATGACGCCAAAATTTGCTCTGCCACATCTGCATCCGGCACCGCGAGAAAGATCACCTCGCAATCCACAGAGGTTCCATCGCCAGAGGAATGCTTTCGCTTCAAGTGATGGAAGGACGGCTCGGCCCGCACCATTGGCCCCCACTCGCTTTCAGGAAACCACTCCAACCACGTCTTGATCGTCGTCTCGCGCAACTCCTTGTAGGTATCCCGCGTGATGATGAACCGCGTCCGGCGCACGCCATCATAATCAGGGGCCTGCTCCTCCGCCGACGCCCAAATCCGCAGACAGCACGCCGTAGAGGTCCCACTCTGAATGGGCCCCTGAATGATCGACAACTCGCTCCGATCCCAAAAGAAATCCGTCAGCACAACCCCATCAGGCTGATACACCAAATTCCCGCGCGTCGTTTGAAGCAATCCCATCAGATCATCCCCAGCCATAAAAAGTAAAATTTCAAGATCGAAGCCTTTCCAGAAAAAAGCACACAGATAGATGTAGCGCCGCCCAACCCCACAACAGCCCCGTCGCAACAACAGCCAACCCCAAGACCAACATCAATCACCCCGCCTCACCCACCGCCAAAAATCCAGATCGGGCACATCCAACCCCCCAACCAGTCAAAATTGCCAAAAAACCACGGCAAAAACATAAGTCCAGTATCAATTCAAACCCAAAAACAGCCCGTTTATCCAAATACAGCAAAATGGCCAAGTCTAACCCCCGTGAAATCCAAGACCCATCGAAAAAAACAATACAGAGCAAAACAGCCATATTGGAAAATTTTCAAAATTTAAGCCGAGAGAGGGCGGAGGACGAGTATATAACAGGGCCGCGCCGATTTTCGGGGCAGGGGTAGGGGGTAGGG